GTAAGACACATAGTAAACATCCTCAACTTTAGGAACAAGCCTTTTCTTCTTTATGTCAAAAATAGGAGTCAGCTTGCCTCCTTCAAATTCAAGCATACGGTTTTCGTTTTGGTCATACCAGAGAAGTTTATTCTTTGCTTTGACTTTGACCGCTACTGAACGAGGAGATGTGTCAATTACATACGTCGCAGTTCGACTCATTTTCTACCGCCTCTGAATTGGTTGATGCCTGCTCAGCTTCTTGGATTTCTGATTTCTGATTTCTGCTGATCTATAGCTTTTTGCTGCGTATACCAATTACCCGTAGATGTCTGTTCTTGAACTTGCGCGGTCTTTATCATTCCGAGGGAAAAGGCAGACTTCTCGAAAGCAGATTGCTCGCTGTTCAGAATCATTTGACGAATAGCCTTGACGCCCTTAGATGTAACTCGAAGATATTTGCCGTTTGACTGAACAAGACCGGCTGACTCAAGGTTCCCGACCTCTCTGCTACTTAGCGTTGCAGGACGAACAAATTTGCGATCTGCTACTTTGTTCTCGATGTCAGACCATATATTGTATAGAGTCTCGGCATTGGGATCTTTTCTAGATCCTGGATTTATAACAAGAGTGAGATTCTGCATGTCTGGCATGACATCCATAAGAAAATCAAGCAGAGATGTTTGAGCCTTTTTATGTATCATTATGACTTCCAGAGCAGGTTTCTATGAGGATATGGATTTTCATCCTCGTCGCCCCAAAGAAAGGGAGTGTTACGAAGTTCTCGCCACTCAAAACCCTCATTAGGATAATTGTCTGAGGTATTCTCTAGGCCCATTCGGTAACGACGCTGGTGTTGCTTGTCGCCTGTTCGGCCCGCAGTCTCTTCCGCTATGTCGCTCCACTCGAAAACTCTCTCTTCCATAGGAAGATCAAGATTACTCAAAGGCCCTGCAACGCCTCTGGCTACCGAAACTCGCTTTCTGCCAGCTATTTTTTGATACTTATTGACAAGATGCTTTGCATACTGATCTCTTCTGATCAGGTGCATAAGCCACTGCAAACCAAGATGGAAATCGATAACCTTGCTCATAAACTTTGCAGAAAAAAGTCCGCTGTCAGAATTGACAATATCATGAGCAGCCCGAAGCAAAGGTAGGGGACATTGGCATTCAGTTAAAATGTTGTATACGCACTTGATCGCATGAACAAACATACGGCGGGTCTGCTTGTCGGCATCTCCGGACATCGGATTTTTGAGTTCATCGTAAAACTCTCTGCCTATTCGATGCATAAACTTCTTGTTCTTAGATATCCTACTGTCAAGATTCTTCTCTATATCAACTACAGATGATGGGTCGCCACGGTATAATACTTTCCCTTCTTCAAAGGACACGCCATTAATAGCAAGCTCTCTTTGTAGAATTTCAATCAATCCTTCTTATCCTTTTTATCCTTCTTCTTGGGCTTCTCGTTTGGGTCGTAAACAAGCGCATCTGCAAATTCGGTGCCGTGAAGAAGAGACCAGTAGTCTTTGAGTAAAGATTTATCGCCGTCGCCCAACCTGGCTTCGACTGATTTAGAAGTTATTGATTTCATAGAACTCACTCTACCTCAGAGTTGTTATCGAATATATCATCAGCATTAGAAGTTTTAGTCAATTTTTCCTTTGTTTGCTCTTTGTCTACAAAGCCAATATCTTCGCCCTTTGAGGTCGAATCAACGAAATCTACTTCAGAGGACTCATCGTCTCCGAATAAACCTTGAGGTCTGGAGACAGTCCTTACCTGAGCGCCTTCGCCGGTTGGGTCATGAGCATACATACCGTCAGGAACTTCTGCTGTCTTGGATTCAGGCATAGAGTAAGTTTGCGGACCATCATCCATTGGAGTCTCTTTAGTGGCCTCTGCAACGGAAACTTTGACATCATCGGATGATGCATCTGCATTCTTACTGTTGACCTTCTTGACCGTTTTTGTGTTTGCCTTTTTGCTTGATATCTTTTTCTTTGGTCGATCCGAGCCGTCATCAGATGAATTGGCCTTGGCTACCGGCTTAGTTTTTTGCTTACCTACTCGCTCAATATAGCCATGATCAAGAGCATTCTGCATTTCGGAATCGTCGGCCTGCTCATCGGATACAAAGAATTTGGCTCCAGATGGAATGCTTCGATTGATAATCTTGAAGGATAAGGCGTTCTTGTAAACGTTGACAAACTCTTGACCCTTGCGATCGGCGATCTTGGTGCCGTCTACCGGCTCAAGGAAGCCTGCCCGAATAGCTGCCTGAGTCGAGGAATCATGATACTCGTCTTCGCTCAAGCTTACCTTTGTTCCAACTTTGACCGTCTTATTGATCGCTCTAATAAAAAGCTCGCCCTTCGCTTTACCTGTAACTTGCACTTTCATATTAACTTGCACCTTTCATATTGGTTCTTCTTATTGGTTCTTCCTAATGCGATCAAAAAGGTTCTTCCGTCTTGACGCATTAAATGGATGGCTCTGCTGTCTCATGTCTCCGTATGGCGTCTTTCTGTCCCTGTCTTCTCCAGACATCATTCTCTCTACAGTTGAATGGCGACCCAGAGCGTTGTCTGCAGCCGGGTCAGGATCGTCGTGCAACATTTGACCAAAGTCAGTAGATAAGCCAGTCCCATACTGAGTAGATCGGTTATCTCCCGAATCATCTGCACCAAAAGGACTATCGGGATCCCCGCCAGCAGGAGTTTCGTTATTATGGGTTGCCTTGTCGCTGGCATCATCATCGATAAATCCAGTAGGAATATCCGGACCTTCGGAAGTCCATCTGCGACCAAACTCTGGAGAGGATATGTCTCCTGGTTCTCCATGCACTCCCTGACTGCCAGGTGTAGTTAATTTATAGCCCTGACCATCGCCAGGATGACGAGTTCGGTCATAGGGATCACCTCTCCATACCTGCGGCAGGAAGGCTTCAGGTGGTTCAGAACCACGCCTGGCTTCTTTATATCTCCGCAAATTGAAATATCCCATGAAACTCACTCTCTAGATTGGGAATTAAAAAGTTCAGTCTTGGCCATAGTAAGGAGGTTGACTTCCTTTTGCTCCGAGATAGTAAGCTCTCGCTCATATTTCGCAACCTTGAAGTAAATCTGAAACAACTTTTGATCCATATCATACAAAGCTTGCGCTGTTGCAGTCATTTTTTTATCAGACTTCAGTACGCCATCGCTATCCATCGGGTCGTGATGATTATTCTTCTCAACAGACTTGAATCGATCTGGATGGTTCTGAAGTTGACTTCCGGAATCTGGAACCTGGCTAACAATGCTCGTCTTCTTGCCAGATAGCTGAACGCCAATCTCTTTGTCCCAAAAAGCCGTATTAGCGGCTTCTTCGCTAGAGGCAAATCGCTCATAATAGCGCTGATCATACGATTCGGCCAGCAAATCATTTGGCTTGATATGCGGACGAGTCCCTTCGCTATGCTGACGATGGGGAATATATGACTCTCTCTTTCCTATTTGGTTTTCAGATACCGTCGTTGGAACATCCGATCTTGTACCGTTCATTTGATTCTCAACAGTTGACGGATTGCCAGCATCTTTTTTACGATTATATCCGAGCATACCCTGGATAGTCTCAACCTTTTTGCTGCTATCCACAGCGTAATCCCTATTATCATTCTGATGGGATAGCCGCTTGGAGTACGGCTTTGTATGGGCAGAATTTTCTGCAACTTTTCTTATATTAAACTTTGCCATTTTATCTCCTTTGAGGGACTGTTAGTCTCGGCTTCCCGTGCGGTTTCTCATCTGATTAGCGACCTGTTGACCTGTTCCGTAACCATACGGGATGCCCTGCATTGAACGCCAAACTTGATTCCCGCCACTTGGTGATACGGGCATACTGATCAATTTTCCTTGGGGAAGCGAGCTAATTCCTCGCTCTATAGCATTGAAACAAGCCGCTGCCAAGGCATCGCACATATCATCTGTATCTATATCGGCATCTCTCTTCGCCATTACTTTATAGCCATTTTCGGTCCATTTCCTTTGAAGATTTTTCATTTCATGATACATGAGCTTGTATTCAGGAATCAAAAGCTTCTTGTTAATGGTTAGCTGATACAGATTATCATATATCTGCTGCTTGTAAGACCGAGAGAATGGGGTCTCCTTGGCGGGTATACCGTGCTTGCGCAGATTATTGATACTGTTCTTGCTGTTCCATTGATCATAAGTAACAAGGCCAAAATGGAATCGTTTATGCATTTCGATCATATAATTGTCTATTTCTTCGACAATGATTGGCGAATCGCCAGTCGGAGTCCAGTGATGCAAATGATCTACGATGATCCGGAAGTCTCGCTTACTTGTCTTGCTATCAATGAACATTTCTTGGTGACATATAACCAGTGCATAATTGTGACTGGAACTAGCCGGGTCAAGGTGAGCAAAGTAAGTAACGCCGGGCAACCCGTGCATAAGCTTCTTGACGTTTTTGGACCTAAAGCAAGCTTCAACATCATCGGCGCTAAAGAATGACTCGCCGATCGTTCCAAAGAACTCTGCCCCAAACTCCATAGCAAACTTAGCATCTCCCATGTCAGGATTACTTCTAAGTAATTCTGCCTCGCTAAGGTCAGGATGGCAAGCCCATGTTGGCGCTCGCATCATAAGTCTTTGATCTACGCTGTTGGCATTAGAGTAGAGATCATAGAATATGCCTTCTTTACCACGAGGGGTTGAAATACAAATGACCTTACCATCGAGAACTCTTTTTTCTTCCGGTTCGCCGTCTGCATCTAACTTCGGAGTTCCGTCATCATTGAATATTGGCTCCTTGCGAATGTAGGTCATGGTTGCCGGAACGAGGTTGTGGTACAACTGGTCGCCGGATGAGGAGCCAGCCGTATTCTTGTAGGTTCCGATCTCGTCGAACATGACAGCGAAGCAAGAGAGACCAACAAGAGAGTTGGAGTTTGAGTGACCGGCAACAACATGAACAGAACCCTGAGTGCCCGTAAGTTTCTTCTCTTTTAGTTTCTTGTTATTCTCCTTATCGTAAGGAGTAAGAAGCATGATCTTGTCGTCAGTCATGTGACCTACTTTGTCTTGGAAGTAGGGAGACTTATGCACCTTGTCTCTAATTTCGCGAAAAAGAATCTTCGCCTGACCGGACGAGTTGGCGATCGTTAGAATCGTAATTGGGGCAGCAGAACCTAGGTTGTAGGTCGAATACGGGTCGCCGCCAGGTGTTTCAAGAAGACGCATGGCTTCGTAAAGAGCCATGATAGAGACAATAAAATCTTTTCCAGAATTATGTACTAAAAAACTATTACTAGTAAAATTTTGCTCAAATTCTTCATAGCTAACCTGTATATCAAATGTTCTTTTTATTCCTATATTTTTAATAGTAGATATTTTTTGTAAACTTAAGTTTTTGTTTATTCTTGGTTTTACTTTGTTAATTATATTTATAGATTTTTCAATTTTATCTTTACATTTTTCAATACCTATGTCTTTTAGGAAAATTGAAACATAATTTGCTTTTGTAAAAGATACTTCATAAGAAATACTGTCATAAGTTTTGTTTTCTGATTTTATTACAGTTTTTTGTTTTCTTGTTCGTACTTTTGCAACAATACCAAATCTGGAAAGCAAAGACTGTATGCGTCTTGATTGCTCTTTATTAACCGTAGTAAATTCAATAGATACCTGATTATTACCTCTACCAAGATTTATTGTTCCATCGCAACTATAAAGAGCTTTCAGATATGAAGCAATAACATTTTTAGGACATTCGTACAATGCCTTTGGAACAACTTTATGATGACAGGTCTTTCCCATAAGTCCATGTTTGATCAAAAGCTTTTGCAAATCAGTCTTAGAAAATTTGCTCATTACCTTTTGAGTTTTGTCGTTGTAATATTTTTCTTGAACTCTTTCTCTTGAAGTTATTTTGTATTGATACTTCTTGGATTTTGCTTTAGTCCAAGGATCATTGAAGACAATAAGGTTATTACTGATACTATTTATTCTTGTTGTAAAATCTGCCAGAACTTCTTCGTTGGCGCAAGTAAAAAACGTAGCTGATTGGGAACAATTACCGTCTCCGG